AGGTTCATTATTACCTAAAGGTTTTTGAAAATTATAAATACTTTGTATTGCTGCTTGTGTTTGTCTCCTTTGATTATGAAGACTACTCATCAAATGATTTTCACCATAATCATATAATGATGCATTAAAATTTATCCGACTAGCTCCGAATTTAGCTTTTCTTCTTTTAACTTTCTTCCTTTTCTTTTTAACTTTTTTCTTTACAACTTTCTTCTTTTTAACTTTTTTCTTTACAACTTTCTTCTTTTTAACTTTTTTCTTCTTAACTTTTCTTTTACACTGCGCTTTGAGGACTTTAACGCTTTTATACACCCTCTTTTGACCGCGCTTGACAGTCAAACGTACTCCCAATTTTTTGCACAATCCTTTTAATACTTTTCCGGGTTTACTCATTAATAGTAAACCAAGAAAATTATTTTCTTCTTTTTGATTTTTTAACTTTCTTCTTTTTCTTTACAACTTTCTTACGTTTCTTTTTTTTACTGAATCTTGTAAGTTTTTTTCTTTTTTTTCTTTGTTTTTTTATGAATTTATGTGTTAAATATCCTACACCTCCAAGCCCAGCTAGACCCATCCCTATATGATGAGGATATATGTTCCAATCAACCCTGGAATTAGAATCACGTAACAAATTTACTGCACGTTGTTGACGAGCTGCTCGACGACGTTGAAGCACTCCTTCTACATCATCCTCTGTAACAGGTACAGGACTACGATCTCGCACCGCTGCAAGACGAGCTTGATGAGCTCGTTCACGTTCTGCTTGACGATCTGCTTCTCGCATCGCTGCAAGACGAGTTGCTAGACGACGTTGACGCCATCTTTCTACATCATCCTCTGTAACAGGTACAGGACTACGATCTCGCATCGCTGCAAGACGAGCTTGATGAGCTCGTTCACGTTCTGCTTGATGAGCTGCTTCTCGCATCGCTGCAATACCTGCTTGGATACGAGCTTCTTCTTGACGATTTCTTAATATTGGGCGTTGTCTTATTGATTGGTCTATTTCTCTAGGGAGAGTCATATGACTGGATAACAACATATCTCTTTCCAATTCATCTGGTATCCCTAATTTTTTAAATAATTTTTTTGATGCGTTACGCGATTCCAAAGCTCCTTGAGTTCCAAACCTTCTCTTTCTCTTAACAACCTTTTTCTTCTTTTTATTAGCACATTGCCTTTTAAGGACAGCAACGCTTTTATACACCCTTTTTTGGCCGCGCTTGACAGTCAAACGTACCCCCATTTTTTTACACAACCCTTTTAATACTTTTCCAGGTTTACTCATTATAATAGTATACCAAGAAAATTATTTCTTTGATTTCTTTTTCTTTTTAACCTTACGTCTCTTTTTACCAAAATTGTTTACTCTTTTCCGGGTTTACTCATTAATAGTATACCAAGAAATAATTATCGGTTTTTTGGAGAAATATAGTCCAGTCCTAAAAATTTAAGGATATCCTCTTCTGTTTTGAATCTACTGTTCCTTAAATATACTTTCTTTTTTAAGTTATACAATCCTTTCTGGCTAATCCTGTATCCCTTTTCGTTAGCTATTTTTCTCAACTTTACATTAAATTCTCCTGAACCAGTATGATGTAATTGAGCGAATGGGAGACATTCTAAAGGTTCCCAGAATATATCCAATCTTCTTGCTGTACCTCCTTCTCTGAAACGCACTATTCCCATGAATTTATGTTCTCCATTGGAAAGAGTCTTCAAAACTTTTATTTTATCTTTAATTTTATTCAAAATTCTTTTAATACATCCATCATTCTTTTTTGAAACTATTAAAAAGTCAATATCACCACTTGTTTCTTTTTCTCTCCTGTAAGAACCCATACATTCTCCTTCTACACCATCAGGAAGACAATTTTTAAGAGTTCTTCTCCATTTCACCATTTCTAGTCTAGGTATTCTTTGTTCGATGTCGTCGATGTATTTAGCACATTTCTTAAATCTGTCTTCGCCCCTTTCTATGATATCAGCAATACTTTTAAAACCTTCATCGTAAAGTCTTGATGCAACTGCATTACCAATACCTGGTATTCTCTTTAATTCTTGAATTGCTTGAACTTTTGGGTCAACTTTACTAACCTTTGTAACTTTAAGACTACCAAATTGAATAATTTCTTCTATTTTTTCAATAATCCTTGTTGGATTCTTCATTCCAACTTCTTTCATTGCTTCAAGAGCCGTTTCTTTGTCCTTAACAGGTTTACTGTAACTAACAATACCTCTAATAGCTTTTCTGTAGTTAGCTATTTTGAAAGTGTAACCATTTTCCCTAGTACTAGAGACCTTTTTAATAAGTTCTTGAAATTCGTCTTTTATGATTTTATTAATAGGATAATCTCCTAAATTTTGATCATAAATAAACTCTTCTCTTTTTCTTTTTTTAATAATCATATCATGTCTAATGCCTTTATACCTAGGGAATCTAGGATATCCGTCACCAGTAAGTTGACTGTATGTATAAGTAATCAAAGTACCTATTGGATGAGTACTTTTGTAATTTTTTCTTACAGAATCATCCATTCCGCTTATACAAAATGTTTTTGGTTCACCTGATTCTAAAAAAACAGGTTTTCCTTTTTCAACCATTTGACAAATAAACGAACCTAATAGTCCTTTGTATTTACCTTCACCTTCTTTGTATTCCATAATTTGTCCTTCAGAATCTTCGATAGGTTTCATTTTGAGAAGTAAACGAGACCTTTTTTCTTCATAAGGACTTCCAGGAGCTCTTAACATTATACCTTCTCCTTCTAATGTTATAATATTGTCATAATACTCTTGTAACTGCTCTTCACTTTTAATTTTAAAAAATTTTACTAATTTTAAAGGATTTTTTAATTTACTTTTTATTAGTTTAATCCTTTCTTCATAAGGAATATCAGGAACAGGACTGTCAAAAACTTGAAAAGTAACATTTTTCCATTTTTTGTCAAGTTCTTTGTATTTTTCTAAAATCTTTTTTGATTTTTTCGAATCTGGTTTTTTTTGAGCTTCTTCAAGCTTGTCTAAAAAGGTTATTCCTCCCCAACTAGAAATACCAGCTATGTATTGATAGTTTTTGATACCTCTCCCGCACCATAATTCTCCATCTAAAGGTAAACCCTTAGGAAGTTTTTCTAAGAACCATTCTGGTACGAAGTTAAATTTTTTTCCTTGTCTTGTTAACAAGTGTTCTCCCGTCCAAATGCATCGGATCCCATCTAATTTTTCAGATGCTAACCATCCTTTTATTGGAGGATCTCCTTTGTAACCTCTTGGCATATTTGTCATCTTACCTTTTCTCTTACCAGAGGTTTCGTAAAGATTATGTGCAAGCATAGGTTTGATTTTAGTGTAGTAGCCACCAGGGCCTTTTTTGAATTCGTTATTCGATGTCCAAGTTAAAGAAGTCATATTTATTACGTCTAAATATGTTTATGTAGATTTTATATTCATACTGACCATAAAGTAATGATTTATCATTAGTATAAATATTTTGAAAATTTTAACGTATCCCTATAGGAATTACACATTTATTTTCTTTACATTTTTGAAAAGTTGGACAATCTTTGTCTTCTTCGCATTTTCTCCCAGGTTTTCCATAGTAAGGTACCCATCCTATCCCTCCGTCATTATTTAATTGTTTTTTGTACTCTAATGGTGGAGAGACGAAACCATCTTTTTTTCCAAAAGGATTAAGATTTTTTATTGTATTTATTGGAACTTTTATAAAATCTGGTACTAATTTATCCCATATAAATTTGAATACCTTATCCCAATTTATAAAATTATTTGGAATAATTACTAATAAAGTTAGAAAAGCTAATCCTACAGCTCCATCAACTCCTAATCCAAGAGGTATTCCTGAAAAAGGAACTACTCCTTTAACAAAGTTAATTAAACTTAAAGATAATCCCATATACTAGTAATCAAGATCTTTTTCAAAAATAAAAGAAAAATATAAAAAACTTATAAAATATTCATAATCACTGAGATTGTACTCTTTATGATTATATTCGCTAAATTCCTTTATTTGTATAAGTCTAAGATGATATTTTTTACACACTCTTATAAATTCTTCACGATTTACAAGATACTCTGGTATTTCTTCTTTAAAATCAAAGTATGTTCCTGTATTATTTTTTTCTTTTAATTTGAAGTAGTATTTATTGCCGTATATATCGGAAGGTTCATATTGGTACGCCCTAGAAATTACATAATAATCACTATCTACTAAATCGTTGTCTTTAACAGCTTCTTGAACTTTATTTCCATCTATGCTAGTTCCTATGAATTTTCCTCCATTTTCTAAAGAATTAGAAATATTTTGTATTGCGTTTTCTAACATAGAAGGTTTTTCAAAAAAATAATGAAGAGTAAATTGACAAGAAACTACATTAAACTTAAAATTTCCTAACCATTTATTTAACAAAACACTGGTATTATTATCAGTTATACAAATATTTCTGAAGATATTAAAAGTATTTTTATGACATTTTGGTTTTAATCTTCTAGAATACAATAATAGTCTTTCTTTCTCTTCTTTATAAAGAATTATTATGTTAAAACTATAAAGATTATAGATTTTCCATTTTTTCCAAACTTTCTTATCTATTTGTCTAATTAAACGGATTATATCAAAATTTATTGGTATTTTTATAACACAAATCTTAGCTTTTATCTTATTAAAAAGATTATGTGTAAAAGGTTCTTTAAAAAAGATTTTGCTTTCTAAATGATATTTTTTACCTCCCCATGGTGGATCAAAATAAACTACATCTTGTTCTATGTCTAAAACTTTACTAGAATCACAATTATAAATATTAACATTTTTAATACCATAAAGTTTACAATTATAATCAAGTATATTAAAATGACTTTCTTTTAGTTCAATACTATTAACCATTTTAAAATTTTTACAAAAAGTTATAGTATCTCCTCCTATACCTCCATTACAATCTGTTATTATAAGTTTTTTAGTGTCTCCTAGGAAACTTTCTATTAATTTAACTATTTGATATGAATCTTCCCATTTAGTAATCGAATATTTACCTTCTTTTGTTATTTTTAACATTTTAAAATGAAATCGATTAGTAGGTACAAATGGTGATATCCAATCAGTTTTATTTATGGGTATTTTCATGTTTTTGTACCTTTTCTTAGCAATATTAATAGAATTTTGACAAGGATCGACGCCTAATAAAACGTTGACGTTTGTTCTTGCGAAATTTGGAAGACATCCTCCCCTTCCTATCGATACGTCAAAAAGAGAGTATCCTTCGTCTTGGTCGTATTCGGAAAGTAAAATATTTTTAATACCATTATGGTAATTTCTCAAATTGATATATTGACTAGAGCTTCTTTTATTCATTCTACTTAATATATCAACTTATCTTTATATGTACATATTAACAAGTGGATTTCTTTCTTCTTCATCCTTACTCTTAAATTTTTTAAAAACTTCCATACCTTTCAAAAAACTTCGGTCACTGATGCTTTCTACTGTTTCTTCTGTTCCAAAAGAAGATCTTGCACTTTGTATTTTACATTTATCAAAAAGTGACAAACAGTCTCCACCATTGTTGGTAAATAAATCTTTATTTTCTTTAAAACTATTTTTAAGAATATTTTCATCAACATTTAAATCCCAACCATTTTTAAAAACTTGATACTTAAATATTTCCATTAGTTGTTCTGAACTATATCCTTTGATATTATACACCCACGGAAATCTTCTTTCTAACCCTTTATTTCCTGCAAAAAAACAACTTTTTAATTCATTCTTATATCCTGCAATGATACACATAAAATCTTCTGTATTCTCAGATAAAAATTGATTAATCACATCTATAGCTTCTTTTGAATATGAATCCCCGTGACTAGTATGTCCTAAAGAATAAGCTTCATCTATAAAAAGAACTCCACCTAAAGCTGTATGTAACAATCTTCTTGTTTTTATAGCAGTTTGTCCTAAATATTCTGCTATAAAATCAGGTCTTCCTACTTGCATAAAATGTCCTTCTGATAAAAATCCTAAGGCAGAATAAATATTCCCTAAGATTTTAGCTAGGGTTGTTTTACCTACTCCAGGTGGACCTGTAATTACGGTGTGCATCATTTCTTTACTATTAACACCCTGTATAAAAAATAATATTTGATTAACAACTGTTTTTTTTACTTCTTCTAAACCAATCAAATCATTAAGTTCTTCTAAATGAACTACAATAGAACATAATGTATTCAAATCATAAGCTTTTTTACATAATCTTTGTCTTTTTTTTGATTTTATAGACAATCCTAAATGAAATGTATCCCAATCTTTAGCTAGTTTTATTAGGTCTCCAACTGTATTTATATTATTAGAATTAACTTTAAAATCATCAAAATTATTTTTTCTTTTTCTGCCTCTTTTTTTTTTAATTTTTATAGGTTTAGGAGAAGTATCCTCTGTTGTCATACTAGTACTCATTATTTAAAATAAAATTAATAATCCCTATATACTTTAAATATTTTTTCGAATCATTTAAATAATTTTTTTTGTACCAATCTATGTAACTATCTCCTATTTTTATATAGAGTTCATTACCACTAAGATAAGCATCACTAAATTGACAAATATACTTCTGATACACCACTTCCCTATTTATTAAAACTTGAGATTCTTCTTTATGTCTTTCTAAAATATTTACACTTTTTTCAAGCCTAATATTTCTTTGAATCATTTCATCCAATAAATCCATTTATTAGATAAAATTATTCTTTTTTCTTTAATTAGTCTTCATCTTCTTTTTTAACTGCTTCTGTTAATTCAACATTATTTTCAAAAGTTATACCATTGTCAAAAGTAGTACCGTTATCTGAAGATGTATCACTATCATCTTTTTCTTCAATTGTTTCCGTGGTTTCCCCTGGTTTTAACAACCCTAAAAGTTTATCCATATCCCCAAATACACTAGTCGCAGACATTCTATGTTTTTTGTTTTCTATTTTAATTACTTCTTTTGCTGCTTGTTTCCTTAATGCTGCTTCGCTCATAACTTTTTCTATTGTTGATTTCTCTTCTTCTATAATTTTTTTTCTTTTTTCTTGCTCTTCCTTAAATATTTTTTCTCTCTCTTTTCTTTGTTCTTCTTCATCTGGAACATAAATTTCTACAGAAGATATTTCAAGAATATCTGGTCTCATAAATTCTTTATCTTTGAATTTTTTTTCAAATTTTTTGAGAATATTCATTGGAATGTTAGGACTTTGTTCTATAAGTTTATCTAATTCCGATCTACAATTATTCAAAAACTCAGTTCCCCCTATAGTTCTTTCTTCTATTGGTAAAGAAAGTTCTACTGTTATGTTCCTAGAAAACTTCCCATAAGCTACACTAGCTACTCTATGTCCTTCTAAAAGCTCACTTACTCTCAAAAATTGAGCAATAGTTGTTATTAAACCTGCTGCTAAATTTAAAGAACCTATGATAGCAGGAGCTATTTCTTTAGCAGAATCTGGGAAACTTGCCTGAGCAAAATTAGCAGTTCCTGTAATTGTACTGAGGATAATAACAGGAATAGCAAACCACATGTTTTGACTTGTGTATTTTTGAAAAGAACGATCGTGTAAGTAACGATAACTACTAGCTGTCTCTGCCCATTTTTTAAGAACTATTTCTTGTTGTTTGTGCCAATAAAGTTTGTTACTCATTAATGTTAATTAAATATTTTAAATGGGATAAATTCACGAAGACTGTACAAATCCATTACCAATTTGTATTAAAGGTCTAGGATTTCCTTGAGGAGGACCTTTTTTTCCTACGTCAAAGTCTGCTACTATAGAAAAATTAGAGTTGTCGTTAAATATTTTTTTAGTAAAAGTTCCTTGTGTATGTTTCTCATAACGAAGAGGTACTATACACCTACCTCTTGATTCTTTTTTATTTCCGCAGAAATAGAAAAGAGGAGGTTCTAAATAAGTAGTTTTTGGAGGGTATTCGCTAAAGCTCATTACTATTACCTAAGAAAATTTATTTACTAAAAATTGTACAATTTTAAGAACACCAGCGAATGCGCATGCATGTATAAATGCTGTTTTAGTACTTATTTTCCTTCTTTTTTCGTCATCATCTTCTAATCCAAATTCAAATATAAACCCAGGAACTAGTAAAAAAAATATAACAAGAGGACCAAAATGCCTTATTAAATTTGTTGTTTCATTTGGAATTTTAAAAGAAGGCTTCTGGACAACTTGAGGAACTTGAAAAGCTTGTCTATTCATGACATTTCCAAATCTATTATAGTAGTTCATTTATAAAATACTAACATTTTTTTTTCAAATTTTTACAGTCTTAAAAAAAAGAAATTATTATTAGTAAGATGAGAAGAAAAAATCCAGATTATAATTCTTCAGGACAATTTACTAATTTTGGTACAAAAGAATGTTTGAATCATTCTTTTAATCCATTTTATACACAAAACGGTTTATTATTAAAAGATGAATTTCATATAAAAGATCTTATGAAAGAAGGAGAATGTTGTATAAGATGTACAGTTTGTGGTAGAGAAAAAGACTATATTAAACATAATCATGCTTATAAAGAAGCAGGAAGGTTGATTCAAAATCCTCTACAAATACCTCCAAAAACAGACTACACCCTAAATTTTGACTTTTTAGGACTGACAATAAAAAAGTCTAAACCAAAATTATGCAAAGTTGAGTATAAAGGAAATAATTTGAAAGGTTTTCCTTGTGGAATCCATAGTAGAATATGTGGAAATGGTTGTACTTATAGAGATTGGTGGGATACAAAAGCTTTTAATAAAAAAGCTAAAGTTTTACAAGAAATTTGTCCTTCTAAAAGGGTAAGGAAAAAATTTGTACCTAAAAGGTTTTATAAAAAAATTCGTGGAAAATATGAATGTGTTAGTAATCATTACAAAGGAACAATTTATGTTAAGAAAGATGGAGTTTTTTGGAGATGGAATAAAAAACCTAAAGAACAATTAAACTTTTTAAAACCCTTTTCTAGGGATAGAAAAGAATCTTCTATAGAAGAGGATTTTATTAAAATATTAAAAATAAAATAATGACTACATTTAAATGGAATGTCTTTCTCTACTTGATAAGATAAGTGAAAAACTTAATATACCGAATATATTACTTTATAATTCTTATAGAAAATTTAGTAAAGCCCAAAGTATTATATACAGGTGTTTTAGAACATTTCCACCTAAAAGATTAGAAGAGACAGACGTTATTATTTTTGGTTATCTTCTTAAATTTTTAAATTCTGAAAACATAACAGAAAAAGAACTTTATTCGTTATGGTGGCTGATAACAGCTTTTTATACTGATGACAATCCTTACGGTACTTGGTGGATAGCAAGAGGTCTTAGAATTAATAAACATGAATTTGATAATAATTGTGTAAACCTTTCTTTAAAATTATCGTGTCCATTATTAAAAATAGTGAACGATGAAGTATATAGTAAGGAATATAAAGAAATTTTACTACAATAATTATCAATGGAAGAAGCAACTCAATCTAATACTAGAAATAAAAAAAATGAACCTGAATTTGTAAAAAAAAGAGACATTTCATATCAAAAATGTTTACAAGAGTTGTGTAATCCTTGTGAAGGATGGGAAGATATTTTAGAGGCTGCCAAAAATGAAGTGCTACCAAATGGTTCTCCAAAAAATTCATATAGATGGATATTAGAACAATCTGATGACATAGACATCCCAGAAGATGAATGTAAACATTCTTATATCTTCAGAAGAAGTCATTTTTACAGAACTTTTGATAGAAAAGGAAGTTACCTCAAAAAAGATCTTATTTCTTTTTGGGGACCAAAAGACTATTTTATTAAACTAGGGAAAATAGATAAAGGTCAGAATGAAGGTAAGTGGTACCTTTTGCTAAAATGGAAAAATTAGTTCATTTAATAATTTTAATACGATAATCTTATTTGTCGTATTAATATTATTGTTAATATTATTTAAGATAAAGACTTGTCACCAATATTTCATCTCTTTTTCTTAGTTTATTTTGTCTAATTTGTTCAAGACGTTCTTTTTTCTTTTTCTTCTCTTCAAGCTCTTTAGGGTCTATTTCTGGAATTGATTTTTCTCTTTCAATAAGTAGTTCTTGGAATTTTTTTTCTAATAATTTTTCTTCTTCTTTTACTTCTTTTTGTTCTCTTTCAGTAAGTAGTTCTTGGAATTTTGCTTCTATATTTTCTTCTTTTACTTCCCCTAGTTTTGTAGGTTCTCTGTATGCTATTTTTAAATCACTTCCTTCTAGGTTATTTGAATTAATACTATAATCATTTATAACACTTTCTCCTAAATTTTTAGCAGTTGTTGGATTTAAGTATTCGTGAGGCTCTTTGTAAATCACTAGAGAATTGTCAAATTTTATCATTTTAACATCTTCTGCTCCGTGATTAAAAAAAGAATATCCTTGATTATTTGGATCATCATCTAGTGTATTAAATTTTTGTTTCATTAGATCAAAATTTTGATTAAATTTTTTTATGTCAAAACTAGCTTCTTCTTTAGAAATTCTATATTCTTCCTCAAGGATATAATCAACGTTTATTTCAGGGAAATCTTCAGTGCTAACTTTTTTTTGTTTCACTAGGGTTTTATAAGCTTGGAATATCATTTGAAAAGCTTCATTTACATCTTCTTTACTCCAATTATAAACTTTTTGATTTCTATCAGGATGTACTGTTCTTACTAATCTTTTATAAGCGCAATGTATTTCTCCTAAAGATGCATTTTCAGATACACCTAAAATATCATAAGGACTGAGGAAATTTTCATCCATTGTTTGTTAGCAATGTTTTAAAGTATTTCTTTAAACGAGTATAAAAAAAAATTGTTGGTTATTATTAATGATACCAAAGACAATTCACCAAATATGGATCGGTAATTTAGAACCTCCCGTTTCTTTGATGAATTCTTGGAAGAACAAAAACCCTGGGTTTAAATATATCCTTTGGGATGAAGAGAGAATAAGAGCAGAAAAATTTGCTTCTCAAGTTAAAATTGATGAAATAGAAGAGTATTGTGGAAAAGCTGATATTATTCGATATGAAATTCTTAATCGTTACGGAGGAGTGTACGTGGATGCTGATTCATATTGTATAGAAAAAATAGAAAATTTTTTATTAGAAACTTCTTTTGCTGTATATGAAAATGAACAAATTAGAAAAGGTCTTGTTGCTACAGGAGTATTAGGATTTGAAGCTAATCATCCTTTACTTTCAAACATTTTAGAAATAATAAACAAAATACCTGTAAGTAAAGAAGAAACAGGTAAAAAAGCATGGCAAACAGTAGGACCTCTTCTTTTTACTAAAATTTATAACAAAACACTTCCAAAGATAAAAATATATCCTAGTTTTATGTTTTATCCAGAACATTATACAGGTCTTAAATACCAAGGTCATGGTAAAAGTTTTGCTTATCAATTTTGGGGAAGTACTAAATCTAATTATGAAATAATAGATGAAATAGATGTACCACCTTGGTTATTTGAACTTCCAGAAACAAATGTTAGTGTATTTATGATAGTAAATAATGAAAGTTTTGATGATTTTAAAAAGTCTATGGATAGTATTATTAACCAGGATGGAAATTTTTTTATTGAATTAATTATTTTTGACAATCATATTAATGGAGATATGTCATTTGAATTATGGGAAGAAATATCTAAATATAAAAAAATAACAAAAAATATCAGGTTAATAAACATAACTCATTTTATAAAAGTATCTTTAGGAAGAGCTCTTAATTTTTGTTTCCAAAGGGCTAGTGGGGATTATATCACATTTTGTTTTTTAGGGGATGTTTTACATACAGATAAAATATTTCAACAAATGAATTATTTACACAATACAAGAGATTGTGTAGTAGGTACACAAGTTAGAGAAACTATGATTTTTAGGTATTCAAAAGATGATAAAATAACATCTTATCCAAGTATTAGTATACGTACTTGGAGAAAAAAAAGAAATATAGATGTATTTGATATAGCTTCTTTAATGTTTACTAAAGTATTCTTGAGACAAGAAAAATTTAATGAAGCAGAAAATTATCCGTGTATCATGGCAAAAGGCTTAGAAGCTTTTATTGTTAGGTCATATTTACACAATATTAAATCAGTTATGATAACAAGGGAAAAAAAAGTAACAGAGAATTATGTTTATAGATTCTTTACGAATTCTAATTTAGAAAGACAATTATTACAAGATATTTTACAATAAAAAAAATATTGAATAGTATTAATGAATACACCAAGTCCAACTCCAATGTTATCATCATCAAACGTTGAACAAGCTTCTGTTTTTTACACTCCTAATAATACTGTTCCTCCACAAATGGATAATGTACTTCCTGTTCCACAACCAACTAACGCATCAGTTGATTCTGGAAGTACCCATGAAGGAGCACCTGTACAAGGTATGTCTAGTAGAGGTGAAAATCTCCCAGCTTATCAAAATATGAGTCAAATTCTTTTTAATGAAACTTTGAAAGATTGCCCAGAAGATTCAAGTTGGTTTGATACAAATTCAACCACTTACATGAATTTTGTCGATTCTAATCATTCTAATACTAGCGCTAACAAATGTATTAATGATGCTTATGAAGAACAAGTTAGATTATCATATCATTATAAAAATATGAAATAAGTATAAAAATAATATCCCTGAATATTTATATGGCGCACGTTATAGACTATGAAAGCATTATTCAAAATGCTGAAAACATAGGTAAAGATTCAGAGTTATTATCCAAAATAGAAATGGATGAAAAATACAAAGAATTTAAGGAAAGATACCCTAAATTCTACAAACACATCATAGATGGAAACTTTGACGTTAATTATTTTCGTCAAATGATTGCTGTCCGTGAACAAGCTGTTAATGTTTCAGAAGGAGATGATACTGAAAAAAGTTTTAACGGTGATGTAGCAGTAGGTGAATTTTTAGCCAGACGTTACGTCTACCCTATCCAAAAACCTAGTCAAGGAGATTTAGAACAAGCTTTTGTAAAGGCAAAAAACACTCATTATAATGATCGTAATAAATAATTTTTCGGATTTTATTTTGTTTTGTAATAGTATAAAATATGGGTGGTGGTTTAATGCAATTAGTAGCTTACGGAGCACAAGACATTTACTTAACAGGTAATCCTCAAATTACCTTTTGGAAGGTAGTATACAGAAGGTGTACTAACTTCGCAATTGAGTCTGTTGAACAAACCTTTATGGGTAACGCAGCAGCAGGTTCAAGAGCATCAGCAACAATCTCAAGGAATGGTGATTTGGTTTCCAATTGCGTTCTTCAAATTGAAGCTAATCAACATAATACTGGTCCATACACTGATGGAGGTATGCATGCTTTAATAGAAAGTGTAGAAGTAGAAATTGGTGGTCAAAAGATTGACAAACATTACTCTGCATGGTTGCAAATCTGGAATGAATTGAGCAACCCACATTTTAGTCCTCAAACTGATGACTCAGCACCAGCTATATCTGGTTATGGTAAAGCAATAGGCGCATTACTTGATTTTAATGACGATGAAACTCATTATGTTCCTTTGGTTTTCTGGTTCAATAGAAATCCAGGTTTGGCACTTCCACTCATCGCTTTACAATATCATGAAGTTAAATTTAACTTTCAATTTGCAGCAGCATCAGAAATTGCTACAGATAATACTAAAGCTCCTGCTATTTCATCAATTAAATTGTTTGTTGATTACATCTACTTGGATACTGAAGAAAGAAGACGTTTTGCACAACAATCTCATGAGTACTTAATTGACCAAGTACAATACACTGGCGCTGTTTCAAGAACCGCTGGTACTGGAGGTATGCAATCATTAAGATTAGACTTTAATCATCCATGTAAAGAACTTGTATGGGTAGAAAGACAAACTACAAGAAACACGACTAAGGGTTTCCCAACCGACTTTGCTGGTATTGGAGGTACAAATGGAAGTACTGCATTGTTACAATTGAATGGTCATGATCGTTTCGCAAAAAGACCAATGAACTACTTTACTCGTGTACAACCATTACAACATCATACTAATGTTCCTTATGGTGACAGAATAGGTGTATATAGTTTCGGTCTTCGTCCAGAAGATCATCAACCAAGTGGTACATGCAATTTCTCTAGAATCGATAACGCAACTTTACAATTATCTCTTGCTCATGCTAATGGTGCAGCTAATGAGTTCCAAGTATACGCAACCAACTACAATGTCCTTAGAATCATGAGTGGTATGGGTGGTCTTGCATACTCTAATTAAATCTAACGATTAATTAATTTTTAACAGTTAAATAGTAGTATTTAAAAATTAAAAATTAAAGGAAATGGTTTTTTTTCAAAATTTTTTTATTTTGTTATATTATAAAACATGGGTGGTGGTTTAATGCAATTAGTAGCTTACGGAGCACAAGACATTTACTTAACAGGTAATCCTCAAATTACCTTCTGGAAGGTAGTATACAGACGTTGTACTAACTTCGCAATCGAGTCGGTAGAACAAACCTTTATGGGTAACGCCACTCCAGGTTCACGAGCAACCGCAACAATCTCAAGAAATGGTGATTTGGTTTCCAATTGCGTTCTTGAAGTTGATGCTTCATTCTTATCTGGATTTAGTAATGCTGATCCTCCTGTATCAGTTAGAACAAGTTTACATCAAGGTGGTATGTACAATTTAGTAGAAAGTGTAGAAGTAGAAATTGGTGGTCAAAAAATTGACAAACATTACGGTGCATGGATGGAAATCTGGAACGAATTATGTTGTCCTCATTATGGTCCTAAAACTGATGATAGTACAACAGTTGTATCTGGATGTGGTAAAACATTAGGTCATGCAGCTATTCCAGCAGCTATAACTTTAGCTAATAATGCAGCTAAAGTTACTTCTACAGAAACTTTCTATGTTCCTTTGGCTTTCTGGTTTAACAGAAACCCAGGTTTGGCTCTTCCACTTATCGCTTTGCAATACCATGAAGTTAAATTTAACTTCCAATTTAGTGCTTTGGCTAATGTATTTGCTAATCTTACTACACAGATTGGTACAGTTAATGCAGATAGTTCAGGTTATACAGCAAATGTTCTTGGTAACACTGTTGCAAAAATTAACAGTATTAAAATGTTCGTTGACTACATTTACTTAGACACCGAAGAAAGAAGACGTTTCGCACAGCAATCTCATGAATACTTGATTGATCAAATTCAATACACTGGTGCAGTTAGTAGAACTTCAGGTGCTGCCGCTAGTCAATCCTTGAGACTAGACTTTAACCATCCATGTAAAGAACTTGTATGGGTCGAAAGAAACCTAACAGCAGCTGAAGGTTTGTGTAACTTTGAAGCTGATATGGGTAAACAAGGCGGTAGTGCTTTGTTACAATTGAATGGTCATGATCGTTTCGCTAAGAGACCAATGAACTATTTCACTCGTGTACAACCATTACAACACCACACCAATGTTCCTCATGGTGATAGAATTGGTGTATACAGTTTCGGTCTTCGTCCAGAAGATCATCAACCAAGTGGTACATGCAATTTCTCAAGAATCGACAACGCAACTTTGCAATTGACTCTTAATGATGCTCCACATGCTGACGGTAGTGAATTCCAAGTATACGCAACTAACTACAATGTTCTTAGAATCATGAGTGGTATGGGTGGTCTTGCATACTCCAACTAAGTCTAATGGATTAATTTTATAATTTTAAAAGTATTTTAGAATACATTTAAAAATATAAAAGTATTTTTACGAAAAGGAATAAAAAATTGGATAGTGATCAGATTCAAGATTCCGAATAACTTTGTATTTTAAAGGAACACATTCATTATTCTTAATGTAAAACATGTAATCTAATTGATAATTTACTAAATGAGTAAAAGTTATTTTAGGAATAGGTGATTTTCTTATACTAAGAGTATTTAGTAAATTAAACAAATCAGGATAGTCAACGTTAAAATCTCCTAATAGAATAATTTCCCCATTTAATGAATTTAAACAATTTTTTAATTGATTCAATATTGAATCGTTTTCATGTTTTCTTAAGGGAAGATGAATGTTTACGATGTATTTATTTATTTTAGGAATAAATGTATGAATGATTCCTGTTCTTATTCCACAACAAGTTGTAAAAGTATCTTTAGGAAACAAAACAGATTCTTCGGGTTGTAAATACATTTTACTAATGGTCAAAAGTCCTAATTCAGGGTTGTAACAAGAATAAGGATAGTCTTTTTCTAAGATGGAATATAAAAAATTATAGGCATAGGACTGAACTTCTTGAAAACATACTATATCTGGTTTAATTTTGTTAATTAATTCAAAAATTTTTTGTGAAGATAACTTTCTTGATTTATAAATTCCACTAAAAAGTCTCAATAAACATGTAGTTAAAGCAACATTCCATGAAAGTATCTTCATACTAATAATTAATTTTTATTTTTTAAATTAATTAATTTAGGTTTTTTTTCAAAATTATTATATTTCTTAATAGTATCAAACATGGGTGGTGGTTTAATGCAATTAGTAGCTTACGGCGCACAAGACATTTACTTAACAGGTAATCCTCAAATTACCTTCTGGAAGGTTGTGTACAGACGATGTACCAACTTCGCAATCGAGTCGGTCGAACAAACCTTTATGGGTAACGCCACTCCTGGTTCACGAGCAACCGCAACAATCTCAAGAAATGGTGATTTGGTTTCCAATTGCGTTCTTGAAGTTAAACTTACAACAGCAAACAATGCTACTATTGGTGAATTAACCACTAATGGTGTTCATAACTTAGTTGAAAGTGTTGAAGTAGAAATTGGTGGTCAAAAAATTGACAAACACTACGCAGCATGGATCCAAATCTGGAACGAATTGAGTAATGCTCATTACGGACCTAATGATGCTGATGATGCTCCAGTTAAGTCTGGTTACGGTAAAGTTAGTGGTAATAAAGTTACACATAACACAACTGCTACTCTTTACTGCCCTCTTGTTTTCTGGTTTAACAGAAACCCAGGATTGGCACTTCCATTGATTGCTTTACAATATCATGAAGTTAAATTTAACTTTCAATTCGCAGCAGCATCAGAATTATCTCATACTGCTGCTAACAATCCAACTGATATTAGTATTAAAATGTTTGTTGACTACATCTACTTGGATACCGAAGAAAGAAGACGTTTCGCACAACAATCTCATGAATATTTGATTGACCAAGTACAATACACTGGTGCAGTAGCAAGAACTGCAGGTGCTGGTGCAAGTCAATCCTTGAGATTAGATTTCAATCATCCATGTAAAGAACTTGTATGGGTATTGAGAGAAACTACTAGAGCTGCAGGAGAAGGTTTCGCAACTGATTTCAAAAATATTGGTACTCAAGGAGGTAGTGCTTTATTGCAATTGAACGGTCATGATCGTTTCGCAAAAAGACCAATGAACTATTTCACTCGTGTTCAACCAATGCAACACCACACCAATGTTCCTCATGGTGACAGAATTGGTGTATACAGTTTCGGTCTTCGCCCAGAAGATCATCAACCAAGTGGTACATGCAATTTCTCCAGAATCGACAACGCAACCTTGCAATTGAACGATGCTGGTAATGGTGCTGCTGATGAATACCAAGTATACGCAACCAACTACAATGTTCTTAGAATCATGAGTGGTATGGGTGGTCTTGCATACTCCAACTAAGTTTATTAGTTCAATATTAATTTTTAACAGTTAAATAGTATTATTTAAAAATTAAAAATTAAAGGAATCGTTTTTTTTTCTCGGTTATTATTAAATGGGAAATAATTGTAGTTCAAAAGTAAAAGAAGCTACTCAACAAATAGGTCAATTAAAAAATTCTATAGTACAATTAGCTCAAGCAACAAGTAACATAAAAAAAGATCATCACAAATATGTTGACACTATTAATAATAAGTTAACGGAAATTTCTACATCTATTAATAGTCAATTAGAGTCTATTAAAAATTTAGATGATGATAGTAGTAAAACTTTAAAAGAAATACTAGATCATGGTAAAATAATCAATGATATTTTTGGTTCAATGGTTAATGATTTACAATCAGAGATAGAAAAAACTGACGACGAAAATACAAAAGGAGAACTAACTGATCAAAAACAAAAATTAGAAGAAATAATGGGAGAATTTAAACAACAAATCGAAAAAGTCGAAAAAGATATTAAAGAAGATAAAAAAGATTCAAAAGAAGGAACACCAGCAGAATTCGGTAAAAGAAAGCGTAGAAGGCGTTTCGGAAGTCTTTACTGTCCTAAAGCTATCAAAGGAGCTTATGGAAGAAGAAAAACTACTAAACGTAGAAAACCTGTAAAACGAAGAAAACCTGTAAAACGCAGAAAACCTGTAAAACGCAGAAAACCTGTAAAACGCAGAAAACCTGTAAAACGCAGAAAACCTGTAAAACGAAGAAGGAAAAGAAGTAGTCCTAACCCTCTTTCTGGTATTTTTAATATCATTAATCCTGCTAGTATTAGTAAAATTTTACAAGAAAATCCTGATATTATGGAAAAAATTAATGATTTAAGACAACTTAAAGAAACAGGAAGATTTAACCCTAAGGAACTTGTTGTAATTGCTGCTTTATCAACACTATCCGATATGAGTGTAGAAGATGCATCGAATCAATTTTCAATGTTAAAGGGTTCAGGTATGAGTACTGATTCTATTTTTGATAATGTTATGGGAGACAGTACTCCTCCAGCTCCTAAACGATCTTTTATGCAAGGATTATTAGGAGGATATGGAAGAAGAAAGAAAAAGGTTAAAAGAAAACGTAAAAAGGTTAAAAAGAAAAAGAAAGTTTCCAAAAAACCTTCAGCAGCTTTGAAAAGGCTTTGTAAAAAACACAAGGTGCGTTTAACTGTAAAAAGGGGAAAAAAGAGGGTGTATAAGTCAGAAAAGATTTTGAAGAAGCAATGTAAAAATAAAATTAAAAAGAAAAAATAATTTCATGTAAATAAAAATAAATTTTAAAGCTTTTACTAAAAGTATTAAAAATTATTTTAATCATTTATTCTTGTTCCTTTTTTGGTTTAGGTTTAATTATGTATTTCTTAACAAAAAGTTCTACTAAAACGTACATTAAAACTAATGTGAGAATTAATTCTATTGATTCTTTTAAAAACTTACCTGTTTTTAGTTTGAATTTCCCTACTGTTAATATAATGTTTTCATAAGATTGACCTAAATAAGGAGTTAGTAATTGCATAAGAATATTGTCATTAAATGATACTATAAATTCTTGAACAGCTGCACCAACTGTAACCCCCAGAAATATAGGTAATAAATTATTTTCGGAAATAAAACTATCAACACCTTATCTAACGCTTTCTACTTTACTTTCCATGTAATATTATAAAATATTTTATTGTTCGTCATATTTTTTAAGATTTCTATATCCCTTAGGTATTGTTATTATTGTCTTATTTACGTTTGCTTCTGCTATACGATCTTCAAAGTTTTTTCTAAAAGAATTAATATCATTAACTATGATATATTTTTTATCACTTAAATGATACAATATTGTACCTCTTTTAATATCAGGTTTACCAGGTATTGTTATTGTTTCAGTAGTTACACTGTATTTATCATATATACTTTGATTATCATTAGGGTCTTCACCTTCAAAACCTTGTTCGTATGTATAATGTACAGATTTAAGCAATTCTCCTTCAATTGTATAGTGATATTCAAAAGGATTAGAACACCTAAATTCATTATAGTCAGTTCTTGATAACAAACAATCACAAAATACAAATTTTTTACCATCATAACCAAAACATTTTGTACATATACCAAAATCTTTCCTAAAATCAACTTGTTCTTTAAATTTTTTTTTAAATTCTTCTAATGTTGTTTGTATAATAGGTTTTTTTGTTATGTTCTTAAAATTATTTTCTAATGTTTTTAAACCTATTTTACATCTGTCCTTTTTAAAAGTATTAAGTCTACCTTGTAAATTTTTAATAAATATATCATAGTAAGTTGTACCACTATTGTTTACACCAGTAGTATACACAAACTTATATCCTTTTTTCCATTTTTTTTTAAAATCAGGATGAAATCTTAATATTTCTAACATTATCCTACTTTCGGGAGATTTTAATGTTATTGCATTACCTTTATATTCTTTTTTCATATTCCTCATAATTTCATGGTATTTTTTAGTAATTTGTTCTTCTATAAATCCGTTATCTACTTGTTCTTCTTCCATTAACAATACTAAATATATTATTCTTGAAATATATTTTTAAGTTTTTCTTTTGTCTTCTTAGTTAAATTCTTAATTTTTTTTAAAGAAATTGTGTAAAATTTAATAATTGATACATAATCTAGTCCTAAATGTTTACACTGTTCTACTATTTCTAATGAAATTTCTTTTTTAACTATTAATTGAGGAATGAGTATTTTATGTACAAACATAGATATTTCGTTTACGCTTAATTTTACAAAAGTTTTATCAAACCATTCTTTTTTTTTATTTTCATTATTTACAATGGGCCACCTACTAGTTATATACTGACTTTGTTTTAATTTACTATTTTCAGTCCATTTTGAATTGTTTGAACATAAATTAGGAAAAGAAAAATTACTATTTACTGTATAATTATACATTTCCCAACATTGATTATTAAACATATAACTTCTGAAAATATCTCCTTCACTTATTGAATCAGCTATTTCACAAACATCTTCGAAATTATAAAATTTTGGATAATTTTCTTGTAACGAAAAAGTTAATAAAAGAGTATCTGACTCACATTGTTTATAAACATCACTTATTTTTAATTTACAGTTTTTGTTGAAAATATTATGAATTACTTCCTTTGTTTCGAAAAAATTATCCCGTTCCATAAAAGCTATTATTCTTTTAGTTTCTTTAATTTTTATCTTAGCCCCATTATTAACCTTAGACATTTTCATAATATTCAAAAAATATCTTACATCTCCTTTACATTTTTTAATAATATATTCAGTACTCTTTTTTGTTATCTTAATATTTTCATTTTTTATAATTCTTTTACTCAATTCTTTTAATTCATTTGGCCAAGGATTTCTATAACGGATACAATGAGAATATTTTTTAAAAACATTTTTACTATTAATTGTTTTTTGATTAGAAATTAAAATTATAGGAAGTTTTTTACAATTCATTATTTTTTTTAAATTCTTATCACTTTCTCCTAAAACTTTCTCAACACAATCTATAACAATTCCTTTTTTTTTACTTGTTTCAAATAATTTATTGATACCGTTATTTTGAGAAATTTTTTCTATTTGTGCTACTATTTTTTTTTTATCTAATTTAGAAGTTTCGTTGTATTCTACTATTTCATAACCAAAAGATTTAAATATTAATTTAATAGAAATAGTTTTTCCAACACCATGTTCTCCAAATATATAACAAAAAGGAGGAACTTCTTCTCCTTCTATAACAGATCTGAACCATTTTTTTAAAGATATTATACTAGTACTATTTCCAACTACTTCAAGTAAATTTTTAGGTTCATTTCTTTCAAAAAAATTTGACACATATTTTTCTTTCTTTACTTCAGCTTTTTTAATGGTTATAAAATCTGCGAAAGGATTTAAATTTTTTCTTTGTACTAATTCTACCTTCTTCTTCTTTCTCTTTCTTACCATACTCGTAAATATACATTATTTTTTATATAAACTAATTACAATGAGTAAAGGAGAAACCATAGAAGAAAAAGGTAAAAATGAAATGAAAAACTTTGTAAACAGTCTTTTAGGTGGATATACTCACCCTATGAAACTATTTTTAATATATTTAGCAGTAGTCTTACTACTAAGTGTGTTAGTTAATCTAGGGAATTGTTATTTACTTTATAATCTTAGTAACAAAATTAATTAATACTTTTCCAGGTTTACTATCATTTAGTATACCAAGAAAATTATTGTCTTTTAATAACCTTCAATTTTTTTAACTAAGGCTTCGGGTAACAATGGGAAATCTACTTTCTCAATTCTATCAATCTGATCTGCAAATATCCTATGGAAAAAAGGTCCTATATCTTCAGTAACTTTTACTAAAATAAACGCTCTTTCATCTTGTTCGTTATTATCATAATTAAGATGATTATTAGGTCCTTGGTAATACATTATTTGACCTGAAATTTCTTGTCCATTATTTTTTGTTACGATATAATGACTACCTCGTTGAATGTTTCTAAAATTAACAGGTACCATTCTTGCAACAGAACCAAATGAAGTGTCTCTATTAACATTAACTGTATATTCTTTTATAGAATTTCTACCTCTGTTTCTTCCAATATTCATTCTTAAATCATTCCAAAACTCTTTCCAATCTCTATAACCTATTATAGTACAATTTTCCATTACGAATTTTAAGTAATCTTTATAAAATTTATGAGCTATAATTACTGCATATTCCCCATGACGTATACGGGGGACTATTTTTACAATTTTTTTTAATAATTTTCTATCTTTTTTATACATTCTTTTTTCAAATTTATCTATATCTTTTGCTAATTTAAATTCTTTTTCAGTCATAATTTCTTTTGCATTATTTGTATTATTAATTTCTATTAATTGCTTATATTTTTCTTGAACAAACTGTTGAGTAATGAATTGTTGATTAAAGTGATTTCTTAAAGCTTTATTCTTTATACTATCGATTTTTATTTTTTGAAGTAATATGTTGGTGTATAAATTGTCTAAATACATATTAGTCCCAATACCTCCTGCTAGAACTGCTCCACCTATCCCTAATGGAATACCATACTTTTTTACTGTATCCATTATAGAATTTTTCTTTTTCTTAACTTGTTTCTTTTTCTTACCAAATGAACTACTCTTAGATAATTTCTTTTTATTACACTGTGCTTTGAGGACTTTAACGCTTTTGTACACCCTTTTTTTACCCCTTTTGACAGTCAAACGCACCTTGTGTTTTTTACAAAGCTTTTTAAGACTTGCTGATATTTTTTCTTTTTTAACTTTCTTTCTACTTTTTCTTTTTTGTCCAAAATCTCTTTGTCTTTTATAATCTCCCTGCTTATTTTCAATTTTTGTTGTATCTATTTCTTTCATCTCATTATGCCAATCCCAATATTTCTTGTATCTTGTCCTATATCTCTGATCTCTATCTGAATCTCTAGGTTCTCTACCGTCATGTTCTTCTTTATATTTTTTTACCCATGCTCTACCTGATTGATATGGTTCCTGTACTTCTGGATCATTGGGGAACAATGCTTTTAAATGACTACATGTAAGACTGTACATACATCCTGGACATTCACATAATTTATTACGAATGTCTACTATATATTTTTTATTTACATTTGAATTACTCTGTATATTCACAAGATCTCCAGGTTGTACTTCTACACTAAAACCTAATCTATTAAATCTTCTCTCTAACTCATCCAAACTCATATCTATAGGATTATTATTATTATTGTCATCGTCTTCTACTGCTAAAGATGCACCAAACTTTCTTCTCCTCTTCCTTTTAACTTTTTTTTTCTTTTTAACTTTTCTTTTACACTGTGCTTTAAGAACAGCAACGCTTTTGTACACCCTCTTTTTACCTCTTTTTATAGTTAAACGCACTTTTAAACGTTTACACAACGCTTTTAATACTTTTCCGGGTTTACTCATTAATAGTATACCAAGAAAATTATTTTTTTATTAAAAATTTATTAATTTTTTTTTGACCTTTAACTTCTTTTTTCTTATCGTTCACAAAATCATAACCTTTACTCTTGTACCACTTTCTCCTCTTGTAGTATTGAGCTTTGAAAATACCGTTGTTATCTACTACATCTATCACCAAAGGTCCATTTTCGTTCTTTCTCCTCAAAATCCTTCCAGTAGCTTGAATTACATCACTCTTAGGAGTCGCGAAGATACAAGAATCTAACGCAGGACAATCAAACGCATCTGTACACATACTATAAGTTGCAAAAATTACTTGTTGACGCTTAGCTTCTTCTTTCTCCTCCTTCTTCATCTTACCAACAAAAGTAGCACCTTTAAATTTTGAAACTGAGTGTAACATTTTTTTGAGTCGGAAACAAAGGTTTACTCTATGACAAAATACAATAGTCTTTCTATTTTCTTCACAAAGTTTAACGAGTCTTCTAATAATTTTAGAATTTCTTTCATCATCTTCTGTCAATGAACTAATAAGCTTTTGAATACTCATTCTTCCTCTGAAATCTACTTCTTCAGTAAAAGTTTGTTTAGTAAACAAAAATTCAATTTTTGGATCTATTATTGTACTACTCATTCTATGTATGATAGGACCTAAATGATAAATCAATAACTTAGTCAGCCCGTCTTTTCTGTCTGGAGTAGCAGACAGACCTAATTTGTACCTAGGTTGAATTTTAAAAAGAGCTTTACTGAAAGTTTTACTACACACATAGTGACATTCATCGATGATGAGAAGACCAAATGAATCAAAAGTTTCTTTTGGATACTTCTTCATAGAAACACTTTGAATCATTCCTATAACTATATCTTTGTCTTCAATTTCAATTTTTTTTTGTCGAATAATACCTACTTTAGCTTCAGGTAAAAATTGTTCTATCCTTTCAATCCATTGGTCTAATAAAAATTCTTTATGAACTAGGATAATAGTCTTCCTTTTGACAATTTCACTGAGGAAATATAGACTAATAACTGTTTTACCAGTACCTGTTCCTAAAGCCCAAATACCACCTCTTTTTGTTTCATCTTCTAAAGCTGGTTTAGTTTTATCAATAACTTCAAGTTGATAGTCTCTGAGAGACCCGTTAAATTTTAATTCGATAGGTTCACCTTCTCCTGTTTTATCATAATCAGGTTTTCCAAATTCAAGATAACCGTAATGTCTAGGGACAAATATATAGCTTTTTGTTTTTCTATAAGCTAAGACGGGTTCTTTGAAATCGTTATAAGAGTTTCTACTCTGTTCTTCTGGTTGAAGAGTGAGAGCTTCGATGTATTTTGCAGTTTCGTCTGTACGATCAATACGATAACCTCTGCGAGTTAAACAAGACATAATTATAATAATTATTTATGTTTAAGTATTTAAAAATAAACGTATATAGTTATTATGTATCAAAAACCTTTTTTGAAATGGATTGGTGGAAAAACTCAGATAATTGGGAATGTTATTGATAATTTTCCAAAAAAAATGAATAATTATCATGAAATATTCTTAGGAGGAGGTAGTGTATTACTAGCTCTTCTAACATTAGTTAATGACAAAAAAATAATCATTAAAGGAAATATAAATGCATATGATATTAATAAAAATTTAATTTATGTTTATAAGAATATTCAAGACAACATTGAAGAGGTTTTAGAAGAATTGACCATTTTAAAAGAAGAGTATAAAGGATTAACTGGGGAAGAAATAATAAGAAAACCTAAAAACGAAGAAGAAGGAAAAAGTTCAAAAGAAAGTTATTATTATTGGTGTAGAACAGTTTTTAACTTTATGGATAAATGTACTCCAAAACATTCAGCTTATTTTATTTTTCTTAATAAAATAGGGTTTAGAGGTATGTACAGAGAAGGGCCTAATGGATTTAACGTACCATTTGGACATTATAAAAAAGTACCTGAAATTTTTAATAAAGACCAGTTGTATAAAATACAAAGTTTGATTAAAAATGTAAATTTTTACTGTCTAGGTTTTGAAAATTCTTTAGAAAATGTTGACATAGGAGATTATGTATATTTAGACCCACCTTACGCAAAAGAAAATAAAAAATCTTTCGTAGGATACAATAAGCAAGGTTTTGATTTAGATACACATATCAAATTGTTTTCAATGGTTAAAAATTTAAAAGTTAAATTCTCAATGAGTAATAGTGACGTACCTTTAGTTACAAAAACATTTGTAGACTATCAAATATTAAAAATAGAAGCAAGAAGAGCTATTAATTCAAAAAATCCTGGTTCAAGGACTACTGAAGTTATAATTAGTCATAAAACTGATTAATTGATATAAAAATTTAAAAACGTTATTTGTATAAATGTCGAACAATTGGCCTCCTTACGAGAAAGATATAAAAAATATAGCACAACAAGCTTTAGAAAAATATGAAGATGATAAATTTAAAGTGTTAGTATATTGGGATAATCCATCTATAATGATTAAAAATCCATTTCATTTTGCACCTACAGACTATGTTAAAAAAGCATATGAATTTAATGAAAGAATAGTAGAAGTGATTATAGGAAAAGAAGATTAATTTATTTTATCATATTTAATAATTTTTGTTCGAAATCTTGTTCGTTATCAAATATATAAGGAATACTGTCGAATTCTAGATCAGAAATCTCCTGTGGACATAAATCTTTAAAATTATGATCTAATATATAAAAATAATTAATTTCCCAATTTGGAAAACGCCACTTCAAGTTTCTAATTTTGTTCCTAGGGGTTTGTAACTTTTCACCAATAGAACCATAAGTCTGTTGACATTTACATTCTATCCAATTAATTGTTTTATTACTAATTAAACAATCATCTGGCCATTTTGTTCCATGTAAAGGTTTAACAGTATCAATATTTTCTTCTCCAAATTCTTGTTTCCATCTTGGAAATGCAGTTTCAGGAGCTCTTATATACGTATTACCTTTTATTACAACTTCTTCTATATTGAATTTATGTTCATATTTATATTTACGTTTTGTTGGTATTAATCTTTTAGATGTTACCCAAGAAGAAATTAAACTTCTAACTTTAATTTCTAATATACTACCATTAATATTTGTTTTAGCACCACCAGCACCAGTTCCTCTATTTTTTATCATAATAATAAATATAAACACAATTTTTTAAGTAATAAAAAATATTTACTATTAGTATAATGTCAAAATTCGCCAATTTAGAATTCACTCCTTTGAAAAAAAATTTATACAGTGATCCAAATGAAAATAGTCCAGATCCTGTATTTACAGCTCCAATTTTACAAAAAAATGAAACTTATTCTACACACCCTAATGGAATGTGGTGGGTTTGTGGAGATGGAATGGGAAGTATTAAATACTCATCTAGAGGCCAACCTCTAGTAGTTGATGGTGTTGTACAAACAGAATATTGGATTCGTAAAAATGGTCAATGGGTAAATACTGGAAAACCTTGTCCTAATTCTTCATAAAAAAAATGTTGTTTATTAGTATAATGTCTAGAAGAGCACCAGAAAGACCATTAGCAATACCAATGATGTCAAAATTTAAACAAATGGAACAAAAAGAAGGAATGCGTACAAAAGTATGGGGACCTCCTGCGTGGATATTTTTGCACACAGTAGCTCACAATTACCCATTAAAACCAACCAGACAAGATCGTAAAAATTACAAAAATTTCTTTATAAATCTTGGTAATATATTTCCATGTAAATATTGTAGAATAAGTTATAACAAATTTTGTAAAGAACTTCCAATAACAAGATTTTTGAACTGTAGAGAGAACGTAGCTTATTGGGTATTCCTAATCCATAATAAAGTCAATGCAAAACTAGGGAAATGTCAATTAAGTCTTAAAGACTTTAAGACTAAAATAAAACCTAGATATAATTCTTACAGAGCTAAATGTAAACCAACTACTCCTGAAGAATTAAAAGCTGCAAAACGTGTAAAAGGTTGTGTATTAGCTGCTTCAAAGAAAACTAAACCTCTTAAGTGTAAGATAAGATTTGAAGTAGATAAGAAAGCAGCAAGAGCTGCAGGATTCAGTACAAAAAAAAAGAAATCTCGGTAAAAATTAATAATTAAAAAATTTATTTATTATAGACAATGCATTTTAATGAAAAAGCATATTATATTAAACATTTAATATATAATAAAGGAATTTTTGATAATTTTATAGATGAAACTTATATTATGACAATGGAATATAGTCATGATAGACATAAAAATATACAAAAACAATTAGAATCTATTATCCCTACTAAGAATGTATTTATAGTATACAATAAAGGTTATAAAAAATACGATAAATGCATTTTTAATGTAAAAATTAACAAAACTTATACAGACCTTACGTATACAAATCTTTATATATTTAGTTTAACTAAAAATCTTAATAGGATTTTAGTATTAGAAGATGATTTTATGTTTACTGAAAATATAAAAGATATAGCAATACAAAACAAAATAGAACAATTTATTATTAATAAAAATATTAATATTTATGCTTTAGGATGTGTATGTTTATTGATAAATCCATTTACTTTACTAAATGAACACGTAAAGTGTTATATGAAAGGAGGCGTTCATGCTATGATTTACAGTAAAAAAGCTAGGGATCAAATGATAGATATTGTTAAATATAAATTTAAACATAATGATTTAAAAAATGGGTTAGAAAATGTGTGTGACATAATTGGAGTTTACACGTATCACGAATCTTTGTGTAATCAACCTTGTGAAGAAACACTAAATAAAAAAGAATGGAGTAACAGTCTTTTTGATTTTGGTATAAATTTAGTTGGTTTAAATAATAAAACCAATATTCATAAAAATACTATATTTTTTAATAAAATGTGTAAAACAATTCATATTATTGTTATTGTTATACTGTACTATTCATTTTTTATAATAGCATATTTTTTACAATAGCATATTTACACCGATGAAGATTTAAAATGAACGCTAAGCATTCAAAAAAAAAATTAACTATATTTTATTCTATTCCTCATTTCTCTTCTCTTTAACATTCTGTATTTTTTATTTTCTAAAATAATATTTTTCAATTTATTATTAAGTGTATCTATAGGATTAGGTTTAATCCTAGAGATATCTTCAATAAATTTTATTCTTTTGTTACATATTTCTGTAACAGACTCAGTGGTATTTTTTGGAAGTCTCACAATAGGTTTTATAGGGAATCTTTCTTCTGGTAAAGGTTTAAAGAACAACATTGATAAAGGAAAGTATTTGTATAATTTTTCAATAAATTGTTGAAATGTTTCTTTTCTAGGGTCATACCATTTATAATTATACTTTAAACAAACATTTCTAATCATATTTATTTTTTCAATTTTAGCAACATAAAGAGCATCTCCTTCAATTTTTTTATGGATAAAATATAATTGTAATATCATTGATTCTACCTTGAGACATGGTGTCTTTCTATCTATTTTTTTAGTCTCATTAATCATTCTTTCTTTTTTAAGATTTATATGGAATTTTTTCCATTTCTTCCATGAATAATTTAAGGTTTTATGTGTACTTAAAAATTTTCTTTTTATTTTTCTAAAATTACACGGTTGTAATTTAGACTTTATGACTGTCCATCTTTTATGTTTATAAATCCAATCATTTTTTGTCTTAGAGCACCTATAATATTTGTACCCTGTTGTTAAACAGGTATAACTTTTCGCTGGTAAATTACAATAACAAGACATTCTGATTGTATTGTGCATATTTTTCTATACCTTTTAAAATTTGAAAATAATTACATGTTATCTATAACATTCTTGACAATTCTTTGATGAACAGTTGGAGGTTGCCAGTTATTCCATACGTTAAACATACTATTCAATCCTTTACAAGTAGGACATTGACAATTTGACACAGAAAAAGGTTGTTCCATTTCGATATCATCGCTCTCTTCTTCCATCTCCATATCTTCCTCTTCGTTATTGATGATTTGTTTATAATTTTCTAATTTTTGTAAAGCATTAGGTTGAGACCAAAATTGTTGATTGTAAAAATTTCTAAATTTAAGTCCTAATTTAATATCTTCAGGGGTTATGCTATTTCTATTTGTATGAATAACATAAGTTTCAGCTAATTTTACTGCATCATCCATAACTACTGCAAAATTAGCTAGAATTTCTTTCATTTCTTGTTCACTAACGTTAGTTTCACTTTGTAACATGTTAAATCCAGTTTTCATAAAAGAGAAATCATTATTTTCCATTTTTAATGATGGTTTTTTATATTTATATAGATTATATTATATGTATATTTGTAAACCTTATTGTGCTGTTGCAATGATTTTATTTATAGGTATGATTATTTGTATGACAAAAGCTGTACAAGATCCTAAATTTGATGAATTTGAAGCTACTCTTTCAACTGAACTTAAAAAAAAATACAAAGGTATAGTTAAAGAAAGGGGTAAAATTTATTATAAAAGTTTGTTATTATCTGTAATTTTTGCAGGACTTGTAGTTAAAATGAGTATGGATAAAGGATATGATAGAAAATCATTATTTTGTATAGCAGTTTCTATTACTCTTTTTTTATCAGCTGTTATTTATAAGGTTCATCCTAAAAGTGATTATATGATACTTCACCTTGAAGACAAAAAACAAAGAGAAGCTTGGTTACACAACTATAGATCAATGCAATTAAATTGTCATGTTGGTCATTTATTAGGAACAATAAGTGTCAGTTTATTTTTATCATCTTTTTGTGAAAAATAATATATTTTTTTTCTAAGTTACTATTATAATGGTGAAAATTCCAAAAGATAAAGAAGGTCAAAAAAAGTTTTTAATAAAAGCTTTATTATTATTCACAGTTTTGTATATCTGTCTTTGTATGGCAAAACAAAACTATTTCAAAAAAATGTTAAATACTTTATTAGGTCGTTCTGAAACATTTGTGAATCAATTAGGAGGAGCAGGAAGATATCATAAATTAACTGATAGTGATACAGTTGAATCAGTTATTAGTCAACATTCTGGTAACGAATGTACTATAGTAGCAGTAACAGTCGGGTGGTGTGGACATTGTAAAACCCTTCACGAATCAGGTGAATTACAAAAAGCAGCTAAATCACATCTTGTCGTAGTAGTAGATGGAGACCACGAACAAGGTAAAAAAATAATGAATGAAGTTGGTTCAGGAGGATTCCCTACTATTGCTATACATTGTAAACAAAGAGGTTTTGGGAAATATGAAGGTCCAAGAACATCTAAAGCAATGATTGCTGCATGTAGTTGTAATAGTGTTAAAAGTTCTGATACTAATCCTAAAATAATTAAAGTATCAGATAAAGAAAATCCTATTGAATCTGCAAAAGCAGTGTGTAGAAAAACTGGTAAAGGTGTATTAATATGTTTACTAGCTGATTGGTGTGGACATTGTAAAAGTTTAAAGGAAAGTGGAGAATTAGATAAAGTAACAATGACTAATCCGGTGATTATAGCAACAGATGAAAATGAACATACAAGTTCTATTATGAATGAATATGGTTCAAAAGGATTCCCAACACTATTAACGATGAAAAAGAATAGTATGGTAAAATCTTATGATGGTTCAAGAATGTCACAAGAAATTGTAAAAAGTCTTTAAAAAAATAAGCATATTAAATGTATAATTTTTATACTTTCGATATGACTATTGACGTACCTTATTTACTTCGTATAAAAGATAAATTCCATAGAAGTTCTTTGAAAAGATATCAAGGATGTTATAACTTATATTTTTTTCACTCAAAGGTAATACTGCAGCTACCCCATATAATCCCCATAAAATAGTAAATAATGTTCCAAAGTTCTTACCTTTTTCTGTTTTATTTGCATATTTATGGACAATCTTAAATGACAAATAAAAGAAAATGAATCCTATTGATACACTTATGTATAACGGTAAAGTTCCTATTTCCCCAAGGAATCCAAATAATAACATTAACCAATTATAAAGAAACATTTGTTTGATTTCATCTTGATTTTGATTATAAAAATCTTTAATTGTGATAGTAGTATCTTCTCCTTTTTCTTTTTTGTGAATATAGTCTAAATAAACTATAGTAGTAAAAAGCATTGTTGGAGTTGTTACTGCCCAGTCAATGTATCTTCTAGGTGTAACTTTTTCAGCTACCATCATAGAACTGGTGATCCACATATAGAATACTATTTCAATGACTTGAACTATTGTTTCTAACGTTAAAATTCAGTTAAACTTTGTCTTTGGTTGCTACATTAGTATTAGTTCCTAAATAAGTTAAAACACCTGCTACTATCTGAACTTTAAGAGATATATCTGCACTCTTTTTTACCAATCCTTCCATTATTATATCAAATATTTTTTCTACGGGTGAAAATTGCAAACAAATTCATTATTATATTATTTATATTACTTCCAATAAAATTTAAAGGTCTTACTATGTCACAAAAAAGTATTATTCTTGTCTTATCAGTATTATTATGCACTTCATGTTTATACGTATCATCCAATAAAATTCCTTCTCCATCTTTCCAACTATATTTCTCTCCATTTATAATTATAAAACAATCATCAGAATTAGGAGTAGATAAACCTAAATGAAACCTTAAACATCCTTTATACACCCCACTGTGACGTAAAATCCTAGCCCCAGGAGCCAGTACTGAAAACATTGCTATTTTTATATCTGGGAATATTTCAATAATCTTACAAGTTTCAGGACATAATTTCCTAGCTATTGGATCGATATCAGAATGCCATTTTATGTAAAGTTTTTTCCATTCTTTGTCTGTTTTTACTATATCTTCGAAAAACATATCTCCTCTGATAGTAGAATAATTTTCGTACGTCTCTAAAGCTTCTTTTCTAAAAACTTTCCAAAATTTAACTAATTCTTTTGATGTTTCTAAAGTATCCGTATTATACATAACTTCATTTCCTATCAATGAACAACTAGCTATCACAGGATTAATTATTTTAGCAAGTAAGGTTACGTCATTTTTAAACAAAAAATAAAGAATGAAAATTATCAATATTATTAAGATGATTATCATTATTTATTAGAAATATTATTTATAAATTCTACACCCGCTTAGTACTATTTCAATTATTTTCAAGTTGTTGTAATCTATTTAGTACGTCATTCATTTTAGATTCAAGGTCTTTAACACGTTCTTTTAATAAAAAGTTTTCTATTTCAAGGTCTTTTACTTTTATTTCTAAAGCTTTATTTTTTTTATGTAATTCTTGAGTTGCCTTGATATTATAAACAAAAATACCATTATAATTTAAACTTAATATATCATCTTTCGGACTAGTAACATTACTTGATAATTCTGGAATTTGCTGTATATCTTGAGCAATTAATCCAGTTTCTATTTGATAATTATCATTTGTAATAGGATTACCATTACTATCTAATTCATAATTATGATTTTCACTATAAACTTTCGTACTTTTAAAATAGGTTTGAGGTTTTAGTTTATCTATGATTTCTAAAGCATTTTCTATTGGTTTTTCATTGTGTTTTATTTTATTATCAGATGATTGGGTCAAAGACACCACAGTAACACCACCAGCATTATAATTTAAATACATTGTTTGATTGCCATAAGAACTACCAGATTTTCTTTGGACTGTAAATTCATCATTTTTTATATACCACCTAAAATCTCCACCTGAATGTGGTTGTTCAAAATATATAAAATGTGAAGAATCACTAGGTCCTAGAACATGCAAAGCTGCTTCAGGACTCGTCGTTCCAATTCCTACATGACCACTCCTTAACATAGTCATTACAGCATTACTTGAACTAGTAGGGGCGCTACTATTATTGCTACTTACTGTAAATTGTAAACTTCCCAAGTCGGCTAAGTCATCATGTCTTATTCTCC